TAACTAAGAATGACATTTATGAAGTTTGGCCTAGTGATAATAGCTGTGTTATTATGGACACTCCTTTTACCATTGGGGGTGACCTCGACACCAGTCCTTCCTTGGATCGTATTAATCCTATTAGGGGCTACGTGTCTGGCAATATTCAGATAATAAGTAATTTAGCTAATCGGATGAAAAATAATGCAGATGATGAACAACTCCTTAGATTCTCACACTACTACATCGAATACTACAGAAAGTGGTATGTGGAAGGAAAGGTGGGAAAAGATATTAGGGCATCCAATTGACAAACCAATGGATGAATTAGATTGGGCTGCTTATCATGAGTATTTATTGTTGAGGACTAAAGAATATGAGCAAGAAAAACAAGAGCTTAGAGATTAAATACGAAGGTCAAGAAATATTAGATGATGATTGTCAACTAACTGTTGTTTCAGTAAAGGATGATAAAGTAATATTCCATGTTGATGATGAGAAAGACTGTGTGATTACTGGTAAAGATGTCGTATATCTATTAGTTGCAGAAGGTATAGTAGCCATGTTAACTAAAGCAGTTAACCAAGAAGATGGATACAATTATTTTACAGGAGGGTTAGATGGGGAAAGGATCGAAACCTCGTCCGATACAGAACAAGGACAAGTTTAATGACAACTGGGACAGTATATTTAAAGCTAAAGAAAGCATACCTAAAGATGTTAAAAGCGTATGCAAACCAAAAGATCAACAAAGGTCATAAGCTTTACGATAAAGTTCTTAAACTTGAGTTAGAATTAAAAGAGGATAAATAATGTATAAAGATGATCAAGAATATAATGGTACACACTTTTGGTATGACTCAGAAGATAATGAGTTCTGTCTTAATGTTGTATGGAAGTTTGAGAAAGGTTATGATATCCCTGACTCATGGCACTTACAATCTGTTGAGTTAGAAGACTATAGTGATAGTTTACCACAAGGTTTTATCGAAGAAGTTAAGTGGATGTGTGGAACAGGTAGAGAGATCTGGCGTGATGTTGAAAGAGAAGGTCCATATTTCCAAATGGAAGAGGTAGACTACTCATGAGTAACTCAAGTGCTTTAGTAAACAAGATTGATTCTATCTCAGAAAAAGTAGAAAAAGTCATGGAACAAATGTATGGATACTATGAGGAAGCTGATCCATCAGAGGTATACTTTGCTGAAAGAGGAAGTAGTATGAAAGAGTCAGAAGAATGGGATATGGTTAACAAACCACAACATTACCATAAGAATGGTATGGAAGTTATTGATATCATTGATGCTTTTACTCCTGACTCTTACAGCTACTGTATGGGTAATGCTATTAAATATTTATTACGTCATCAAGATAAAGGTAAACCAGTACAAGATTTAGAAAAATGTGCATGGTATATTAACCGTATGATTAATGATTGGCGTAACCAATAAACCAAACTAGAGGATAAACCTATGAGCACCTTGCTCTTTGACATAGAGGCTGATGGTCTAAATGCAACAAAAGTACATTGTATTGTTACAATTGATACAGAAACTGAAGAAGTTAAAACCTATGGACCTGATACTTTGCATGACGGAGTGGCTAGTCTTCTATCCGCTGATCGCCTTGTCGGCCATAATATTATCGGTTATGACATTCCTACCTTGGATCGCCTTTATAATACTTCTCTTCTAAATAAACCAGTGCATGATACCTGGGTTATGTCTCAGACGCTACGCTACACCCGTACACACAAGCATGGACTAGCTGGTTGGGGTGAGTACCTTGGAAACAAAAAGATCGAGTACAGCGACTGGAGTGCGTTCTCAGAGGAAATGCTACAGTATTGTATTCAAGATTGTAAAGTCAACTTAGATGTGTACAAAGTACTCCTCAAAGAATATGCTACAATCTACAAGAACAATCCAATGATTCGTGATGGGTTACAAATAGAGCAAGCCATTGCTAAAGTAAATGTCATGATGCGTACTGATGGTTGGAGATATGATGAAGATCTAGCCAAGCAAACAGAAGCTATGTTTGTAGAACGTATGCATCAAATCGAACGCATCTTAGAACCTAAGCTAGGAACATATGAGGTATTCATTGACAAAGAACCTAAGACACCTAAGTTTAAAAAGAACGGGGAGTACGCTGCTGCTACCGTTAGGATACTCTCAGAGTACTTTGGTAAGGAAATCAAACCAACAGACACCCACCTCATGCCAGCAGGTAAACAATTCCAGCGGTCCAAAGTGGAGCAAATTGATTTGGGGCAAATCGCTTTAGTCAAAGAGTGGTTGTTATCTCAAGGTTGGGAACCTGATGACTACACTCGTAAGAAAATGCCTGATGGCTCTTGGAAGAACATGGGTCCAAAGCTTACTGATACCTCACTAGAAAAGTTTGGTGCAGATGGTAAGATGATCTCAGAGTATTATACTTTACGTAATCGATTGTCTGTCCTTGAAGGATGGAAGGAGAAAGTAAAAGATGGTAGACTCCACGGAAACATGTGGACTATTGGAACTCCGTCGTTCCGTTGCAGACACGAAGTCATTGTTAACCTCCCTTCAGTTGATGCTACCTACGGTAAGCCAATGCGAACAGTTCTCAAGTCAGACGAAGGTGATGTCATCGTTGGATGCGACTCTTCAGGAAACCAGCTTAGAGGATTGTGTCACTACCTTAAGAACCCTGAATTCACAAATGAAATCATTAATGGAGATCAGCACCAGCGTAATGCAGATGCTCTCTCAAAAGCAATAGGGAAAGAAGTTAGTCGTCAGACTGCTAAAGGTTTCCTGTACTGCTATATGTTTGGTGGTGGTGATGCTAAGTTGGGTGAGGTGTTATCTGGATATCGTAACCCTAAAGTAGGTAAGGTAGCCAAGGATGCATTCTCTAAAGCAATCAAGGGATTGGGTGAGCTTAAGCAGAAGATAGAACGTGAGTGGGAAGAAAAGAAACTTACTCAGGGTATTGGTTGGATTGAAGGACTAGATGGTAGACCTGTCTTTGTACCTAGTCAACACCAGTGTCTTAACTATCTACTACAATCAGCAGAAGGTATCACATGTAAAGCAGCAGTAGCATACGCTATGGAGAAGATACAAAAAGAAAACTTACGAGCTAAACCACGTATCTTTTATCATGACGAGATGGCATTTACTGTACATCCTGATGATGCTGAACGTGTAGGAGAGATTCTCAAGGAAGCTTTCCAAGAAGCACCCAAGACATTCGGCATTGAGTGTATGGAAGGTGGTAACTATGTCATAGGAGAAAGTTATGCAGATGTTCACTGATGATCCATTCGGTAAAGCAATAGAAGACGCAGATAAAGAGTTCGATAATAACCCAGAAAACTTTCCAGTTATTGTAGATCCTAAGGCTAGAAAGCCTAAGGTATTCACATCGGGTATTACTCTTATTGATGCTGACTCTATCCTCTTTAAAGTATGTTGTACACAAACCACAAACAGTGGTATTCGTAAACACATCAAAGAAGAACTTAGCTACATCGATAGGAAATGTATGTATGATCGTGTACAGATTGCCTTAAAAGGTAAGGGTAACTTTAGATACAATGTATTCTCTAACTACAAATCTAATCGTCCAAACTTAGATGAAGATCTACGTAAACGATTAAACTATGCTCATGAATGGGTACTAGATAACTATCCTGCAGTAACTGCTGATGGGATGGAAGCAGATGATCTAGTATCTATCTGGGCATGGGAAGCATTGAATAAAGAGATGCCGTACATTGTTGCACACATTGACAAAGACTTAGATCAAATCCCCGGTGAACACTTTAACTTCAATAAGAAAATAAAGTATACTGTATCTGCTATGGATGGATACAAAAAACTTATTGAGCAGTGGATCACTGGAGATAGTGCTGATGGTATCCCAGGAATTAAAGGATACGGTCCAGCCAAAGCTAAGAAGGCTATCAATGGGGTACTACCTGAGAATCTAGAAGATTGCGTCAAGAGGCTGTACAAAAGCCTAGGGTATGATCAAGAGTACTGTCAACAAATGTATGACTGTGTATACATGCTACAATCGTGGGACGAATTATATGTACATGAACCATCGCTTAAACCTGAAACCGATATCAGCGAACAGGATGTTCTATCGGATGAAACAGAAGACAGCGGACTACAAGAACTATCAGAATGATATAAGGGATTTAATCATTCTCTCTGATGGTAATCAATTTGAATGGCCTTTCGGTAAGGATGAGCATGTATATTTCAATGTGCATGTTGGTCTATCAAACAAAGCAGCAGACTTAGACAACATCATTAAACCACTGCTGGATACATATCAATCTATGTATGAACCGTTTAATGATAAGAACGTATATGGAATCTCCCTGATGAAGCAAGTTGTTTCTAAGGGAGATGAGTATCTAGATGTCAGTATTATAGGAATAAATATAAATGATTCAAATGACAACGCCTAAAGACACTTACACTGTAGACTATCCACAAGCAGTTGAGTATCGTAACAAACAAGCAGCTATCTTTTGGCCTCCAGAAGAAGTTAAAGTGGGTAAAGATAAACAAGATATCCTAGTCAACATGACACCAGCAGAACGTCATGGTGTTATTACAACGTTAAAACTATTTACTAAGTATGAATTAATTATTGGTGAAGAGTTCTGGTTGACTAAGGTTATGGAAGCTTTCCCAAGACCAGAGATTCAATCGATGGCATCTTTGTTTGGAGCTATGGAGTTGTCAGTACATGCACCATTCTACGCTAAATTAAATGAGGAGTTGAACCTTGCAACAGATGAGTTCTATAATTCGTACCTTGAAGACCCAGTACTATCTAATCGAATTGAGTTTCTTGATACGATACTATCTAGTAAAGACCTCGCTTACTCGTTGGCTGCGTTCTCTTTTATTGAAGGTGCAGTATTATATTCAAGCTTTGCCTTTCTAAAACACTTCCAAACTAATGGGAAGAATAAACTATTGAATGTAGTGTCTGGTATTAATTTCTCTGCACGAGATGAAGCATTACATTCGGAAGCTACTGGTTGGTTGTTCCAGCAATATACTAAAGAAGCAGGGATAACCCACGAAGATTACGAAGAAAAGATTAAAGAGATCGCAGAAGTAGTCTACGGTCATGAGAAAGCAATCATTCAAAAGATATTCTCTCAAGGAGATATCGAAGGTATCACAGAAACACAGTTAGATCTATTTGTTAAATCAAGGATTAACATTTGTTTACGAAACCTTGGATACAAAAATCTTTATGAAGTAACATACAACCCTATCGCAGAATACTTTTACAAGAGTGTAAATGGGTATAGCATGAATGATTTCTTTGTATCAGTCGGTAACCAATACGAAAGATCATGGACTGGAGATGGGTTTACCTTTTAATAACCGGAGTTAATATAGTTGAGTATATATAATAAACTATCAGAAGAAAGAAAGAAGCTGCAAGAAGAAGGTGAATGCCCTGAGTGGTACACTACTGGAGGGTATCAACTATTTAAAGAAAAGTATTCTTACCCAGATGGAAGTACTCCTAAGCAACAGTACAGACGTATTGCAGATACATTAGCAGTACACACAGATAACCCTCAAGTATGGAAGGAGAAGTTCTTTGAATTGTTGTGGAAAGGATGGCTGTCCCCATCAACGCCTGTTCTTGCTAATGTTGGAACAACCAGAGGACTTCCCGTCTCTTGTGCAGGATCGTACATTGGAGACAGTGTTGACTCAATCTATTCCGCCAAAAGAGAAGTGGCAGCTCTTACGAAACAAGGATTCGGAACTGCGTCATACATTGGAGATATTAGACCACGAGGTGCAGAGATTAGCATCGGAGGGAAAGCTTCAGGCACTCTTCCAATCTTAAAAGGATTCCAACATGACATGGAGTATGTAGCACAAGGGACTTCACGTAGAGGTTCTTGGGCAGGTTACTTACCCATTGAGCATGGGGATTTCTATGAGGTCTGCGAAGATCTCCAACACAATCCAGATGGTAATAACATTGGATGGTGTATATCCCAAGACTTCATCGATAAGATGCAAGCAGGGGATAAAGAATGCATTGATCGTTATAAGAAAGCAATGCATACTAAAATGCTTACAGGTAAAGGATACTTTTTCTTTCCTGATAAAGCAAATGCCAAACGTCCTGAGTGGTATATCAAACATGACTTGGATATTAAATCACCACAGTTATGTGCAGAGATTATGCTACACAGCTCAGAAGAATACACATACACTTGTGTGCTATCTTCAATGAACCTAGCAACCTACGATGAATGGGAAGGAACAGATGCAATCTACACAGCGACAGTATTCCTTGACAGCGTATGTCAAGAGTTTCTGGAAAGGAGTAAGAACCTACCGGGGTTGGAGAAAGCTTGGCTATTCACGAAGAAAAGCAGGGCGTTGGGCTTGGGAGTCTGTGGTTTCCACACTGCACTCCAGCAAAGAGATATAGTCTACGGTTCATTTGAATCGATGATGTTTAACAATAAAGTTTTTAAGGAATTAGAAGATGAATCAAAACGAGCTAGTAAATACTTGGCAGAAACTTGGGGAGTCCCTGCTTGGATGGAAGGGTATTCCTACGCCAATACTCACAGAATCGCTATCGCACCCACTAAGTCAACAGCCCTTATCATGGGAGGAATCTCTGAAGGCATTAACCCTGACACAGCAATGGTATACACTCAACGTACAGCTGCTGGAGAAGTCGATAGAATTAATCCAACACTATACAAACTCATGCAAGAGCGAGGAGTCTACAACAAAAGAACAGTAGAACGTATCCGTGATAACATGGGGTCTGTTCAAGAAGAAGAGTGGTTAAGTGATCATGAGAAAGAAGTATTCCGTACTGCCTTTGAAATCCCACAGAAGTCAGTGGTTCAGATGGCTTCTGCAAGAGCGAAGTACATCGATCAATGGCAAAGTCTTAACCTGTTCTTTAGCGCAGAAGAAGACGAATCCTATATTAATGAAGTACACAGAGAAGCATTCTTAGATCCTAATATCTTAGCTCTGTACTATGTATATAGTAAAGCAGGAGTGCAAGCTAGTAAGGATGAGTGCATGGCATGTCAGTAGGAAGGATATATGAGTGGAGATTCAAACGATACTTCAGATGATCCAGTTACTCCTATTCAGTGGATTGCTAATCACATCTTACCTGACGGTACGAATAATGTGGAAGCAACACAGCGAAGAGGTGAAGAACTTGAAGCTGAAGCGGAACAACTTAGAATTAGAGGTGAACAACTTGCAGTTAGAGTTGAAGCTCGCCAGACAAACGATAATGGACATGAGGATAAACAATGAGTAAGTATGTCACAATAAAAGAAGCAGATAAAATGGCTAATGAATTTGGGCATGAGTTAGTAAACACTCGACCTGCGTTATGGGCATCTTCAATCTTTTTAAATTGTGGTGAAGATGGTTATGCATCAGATGGTGTGTACTTTAAACCAAATTATATGAATAAAGATAAAGTAATTGCATACTATAAAACATGGTTAGAAGAGTATAACTAATGACACTTGAAGAACTAGAAAGAAAAGTTTATTCGTGGGGAGTAACAAGGGGTATCGTAGTTAACGGTAACCCTGAAACTCAAACACTTAAACTAGCATCAGAGCTAGGAGAGTTAGCAGATAATATTGCTAAGGGTAGATACAAAGAAGCACAAGATGATATCGGTGATATGGTTGTTGTATTAATTATGATTGCTGATCTGATTGGTACAGACATAACACAGTGTCTTCAAGTAGCTTACGATGATATTAAAGATCGTAAAGGGTATCTTAACAAGCAAGGAGTGTTTGTTAAAGAGGGTGATGAGTAATGTTGGTAATGCATGAGGACACATTTAACAACAAGAAGTTTAAACGAGCTGAGAAGTTAAACGCAAAGAAGCCAAAGAAAAAGAGGACATACTATGGCAAGCGCAATTGGAGAGATTGGGACTAGTAACTGCGTGAAAAGACACCAACCGTGTGATGATTGTGGGAGCAGTGATGCTCTTGCAGTCTATGATGATGGACACACATATTGTTTTAGTTGTACTAAATACACAGCCCCACCTAGAGGATCAAATATGGGAGCAGAAGTTATTGAATTTACAGATAGAGATACTATTGAATCAGTGGGAGCTATTAGTTCTTATCGGAGTTATCCTATTTCTACGAGAAATCTACGTCAGGAAGTAGTAGATCACTTTAATGTTAAGATGAGTGTGGATGAAGATGGTATGCCTGAAGCACACTACTATCCATACACTCGCAAGGATAAACTAGTAGCTTACAAGAAGCGTACTCTACCTAAAGACTTTTCTGTCATTGGTAACTTTGCTGGGATTGAGTTGTTCGGTCAACAACAAGCAATGGAATCAGGTGGTTCTAAACTAATCATCACAGAGGGTGAGCTTGATTGTCTTGCT